TTGATAATCTCCAACCTTTACAAACTTACGTCTTGACTTTGAAAACTGTTTAAGTGGATTTTTAAATACTTTAAGTTTACCACCTGCAGCTTGATGAGCAATTAAATGCCCAGCTTGATTTACATGATAGAAACCATTATTGATTTTCATATCATTCCAATCAGTGACTTCTTTCAAAATCTCAATCATTCATAAACTCCTCAATAAGATCTCCGCCTGCTGTATTGAACCACACTGCACCTTTATGAATATAATCTATTGCATAATAGAGTGGTGTCCAAATAAGAGCCAAAGGAACGACTAATAACAATTTACTAACTCGTTTCCAATTCACTGACTTAATACTACTTACAACAGCGTCAGCTGCGGTAGTATAATAATCAATAAGAGGTTTCATGTATTATCTCCGTCAAAATATTTTACTTTACTCTTATCAAACACTTTATGATAAGTTTTATTTAAAAGACCACCTTTTTCCCAAAGTAAAGGGATATGTTTCTTTGCGTCCTTCTCAACAGACATGTGACATCCGATATAAGTAAGAACTAGTGCAACTAAAAGTAATGCACCTGCGAATATTTGATTTAATATATCTTCCATTATTTTACCCAAACCTTATTATACTTAGTAGGCATATTCTCACAAGAGAACAATTCTTCAGTATAATTTATTACTTTAACACACTCGTTAGTCGAATGTGATACATGTACATCAGGAATATCTGTATGTACTAAGATAGCAAACACAAAAACGCATGATATGATTGCCATTGAAATAGCAGTGTATAGAATATCTTTCATTACGCTGCCTCCAAAAATGATTGAAGTTGTTCAGAGGAAAGCAGAGCACCATCCTCCATCTTAAACTGACAGAAGTAATCTTCTCTCTCACATCTAGGCAAGGCAGTCCAGGTCTCAACCTTTTCGGCAATTTCAGACCTCATGTAGCCATACTCCGGGTCGTTCTTATAGACCCTCTTTGCGAAAGCAAGATCACCACTAGGCCTCATATTGAGGTAAGTAGGAGTCTCCCAAGGCTGAATGTGATCCTCGAGTTTGAAGTCAGCTTCATCAACGACTTCCATATCAAGAATGTATTCCATAGAAGCATCGTTGCTATAAGTGACCATCGCCTCAAGCTTATCCCAGAAAGTTGAAAGCTGAGCCTGGTCAGCGGTAACATCATTAACGATGTAGGTGTCACCACCCTTGAACTTCCAATAGGCATCAGCGCCTGTGCCGAGGGTACCATCCTCGTTCCAAGCGTAGTTTTCTTTGTATTGAGTTTGAATAACGATTTTCATATTTTCCACCTTTTCCATAATTTATACAACTATTATAATACATTCATAATGAAATGTCAATAGTTTTTATGAAAATAAACTAACTTTCTTCATCCTGTTCTTTATCTCTAATCTTTTCAACGATTTGAATAAGATCTTGGATTTCTTCCGCATCCCTTTGCGTATCAAGTTCAATTTCTATCTTAATTTTCATAGCTTCTTCCTTGCTTCCACATAGCGTCAGTTAGGTACCTATGAATATAGACATCAACTGCACCAGCATTTTCCATTCCACCAATTACATCACCGAAAGAAGTATAACCTACTTTTCTTCCAGTCCTTGCATTAGTAATTTTATTAATTGGCTTTCTTGCTTTCAGAGTAGTTCTGAATCTGATATCTCTACCTCTTTGGTCCTTTGCTTTGTAATACTTTAGTTCAGCATTCATGCTTTTCACAACATCTTTAATTGCATCAACCTCAAGCATATCACCAGCACATTGCGTACTGAATGTTCCTACATAAGCAGGAGTTCTTGGTTTTCCGTTAGCATCAAATTTTATCATAATATATCCTTATTTAATTTATACAACTATTATACCATAGTTTCATTATGATGTCAATAGTTGTATAAGATTAAATTCCATGAAAATGGAAGCCGCTTACGCAGCCTCCGCCATTTCAACTGCGATGTTGAGAGCATCAAGCTTTCTTTTCGCGTTATGTCCAAACCAAGCAGCCTCAGCTCTTGTATCAGCAGACCTTCCCATTTCATGGTCAGTCATATATGTTACTGCGTTATAAGCATTCCACCATGTTCCTGGTGCAAACTCAGCTCCTGGTTGAGTATCAACAATTTCCAAAGCTCTTTCAGCAGTTCTTGATAGAACCTTGTCCTTCTGATTTGAAGTACCAAATACTTGAGCAAGGAATGTCTTGAATGCAGAATCATTATACCTTTTAGAACCAAGGAACTCTGCAGCTTCTTTGAACTGTTCTACTCTGTTATGAGAAATACCAAGTAACTGCTTAACAGTATCAGCATTGAACTCAGACCTGTGAGACATTCTTACAGCAGGTTGACCTTTTTCAGTCAAAGCCATAGACAATGTGTTATTACACACAACTCTTGTCATAATAAACTTAACGTCAATAGATTTTCCATATACATGAGGATTAGAGAATAAAAGATAACCTTTTACTTCATCACCATTAAATAAGGAAAAACCATCTTTGACATCAGCGGCTGCGAATACCATTTGACCATCTTTCAATGACCCTGCAGTATCCATGACCATGTCACCGTTAGCAACGAATTCATTAAAGAACTCAAATGCTTCCAAGTTTTGACAAGGTTTCCAGTTACCTGAAACATTCGTCAAGATTTTTCCATCAGTATCACGAACTAACGCTTCCTGACCTGTCTCAATCTTTTCACCGTTAAGTTCAATGAAAGATTTTTGCTTTGAAACTGTCCAATCAAGATTAGCAGCTTTCATCATTTCTATCGGAGTCATATCATCCGATACCGGAACACCTAGACCGTGCCAAGGGATTCCTTTACTTTCACGATAAGCCATTGCGGCTTGACCGTTTACCATTTCTAATTCATGTGCCATAGTTATACTCCTTTTCCATTCATTAGTTATTAAAATTCTCAGTCCAAGCTTTGAAGATCTCGTAAGATTCTCCTTTGCTTAAACCAAACTCATCCTGAAGCACCTTAGGAGCGCCGAACATATTAATAGTTCCTGACTCCCTCAGAGCATCCAAAAATTCAAAATATTCATTAAGCGACATCAGAAAGAACTCCTGTAATTCCTAGTAACTTGAAACCCCAATCACAAACAATGTAATGATCTCCTGTGTCCTTCTCTACGATGATATCACCGACTGAAGTACTGTGACCAGGTTGGATTGTGAACACTGCATCAGGTTCGTCCCATAGGTTAGTGATTTTAAATACGTGATCCAAGCTTTGCGCTTGAACCTCAAAGCAGTCTTTGTAGAAGGGAAGACTGTTTATGTCGAAAGTATCTTCTTCACTGAAGTGCATAGTTTCGAGCTTTGCTTTCCAAGCTGGTGATTTCTCCTCAGCTCCACCCCAACCATAAAGGTTTGGGTATTCTTTTTCAGATTCTGGGATCTGAATTTGTTTAACGATATAATTCATATTTTCCACCTTTTCCATAATTTATACAACTATTATACTCTATCTCATAACGAATGTCAATAGTTTTAAGCAACTTTTTTCACAAAATTTGCATTTTTGTTATACCTACCTCTACCAGAGTATCCAACAAGGTTAACTGCTTCTCTAGGAGATAGTTCGTTTGAAACTTTAAGGTATTCCTCAACAGTATAGTTATCAACTAGACAATTAATCCATGACTTGTAAGGAAAAGATCCATATTTGTTTCTTGCGATAAAAGCAGGCTTTACTTTACCTACCCAAGAAGGGTGACAGTCAGGATGGACTTCATCCATTGTTTTAGAACCGACATAATCGCCTCTATACATTAAATACATACCATCCCAGGTAAATTGGTTCTTGTCAAATTTAGTCATAATTTCCTTTCCTTTTTTCATTTTATACAACTATTATACACCATCTCATAAAGAATGTCAATAGTTTTTATGAGAAAAAATGAATTATTTTGGAATATGGATAGAACTAAAAGGAATAAGGAGATCCAGTCGTTATTTAACTGGATCCCAGGATTCGTCAAGCATTGATTGCGCTTGACCTTTAAGGATTGGGTCTGCCTTCGTTAAAACATCCATCATATATTGTTTTTCATACTTATATGCTTTATGGAAGAACTTTTGGTCATGTGGGATAATAGTTTGACTGTTGTGAATTAAGTCGGCAACTTTTATCGTTTGACTTTCAGCAGGTCCTAGAGCAAAATGGTCTGCATCCATTTTCTTGCGGAACGCACGGTTCCCATCTTCCTTTTCGGAAACGTTTGTGCAATAGTGAACATATTCTGCTACTGTCGTACCAAATGTATCTTTGATTTCTCTAAATGTAACAGGAGTATCTTCAACTACGTCGTGAAGTAAAGCAGCAGCAATCATCTCAGGAGTATGTTCTACTGTCTCTACTATTTTTGAAACGCCAATAGGATGTATGGAGTAAGGTTCTCCTGTATACTTCCGTCTTTGACCATCGTGTGCACGAATGGCCAACATTAACGCTTCTTGAATTAATTTTGTATCTTTAATCATAATTCAGCTATTTTAATCTATTTTCTTTATGATGTCAATAGTTATTTATTATTAATGTAATACTTGACTACCTTCTGCCACTAATCCATCAATCATATCAAATGTTTCTTCTCCATGTCCTGACTTGATTATGTCAACAACAGTAGGAAATTCTGACTCTGTTTCAACTTCAAGTGTTGAAAGCTGTCTTTGCTTTCTTGGAGGAAACATATCAGTTATATAATGATGAGCTGCACGTTCAGTTTTAAATGAGCAACATGTAGTTAAGCCAAAAGGATTGTTCGCAGCAAAGCATGCATATATTCTACCATCCTCTTCCATACCTAAGTCATATCCGTTATATGTCCCTAAGAAAACTCCCATGTTAATATCAGAGATTATGTACCTTTTCTTTTTCATATAATTCTTTATATGTTTCCCTTACAGCTTTAAAGTGGTCAATGTAATCAGTCGTATTAAATTCGAAGATTTGTGGATCTTCATTATCAACACCAATAAAGACAACACCTTTTTTAATTTGAGTACCTGTCATTTCCTCAAATGCTTTTGCATAAAATGCAACTTGCATATAATAATTGAGAATCCATTCTTCTTTCTTAAGTTTTCTTGATGTCTTAAAATCAATGACAGCAAGTTCACCTTCCCATTCTCCGATACAATCTACTTGCCCAGCAGTTTGTAATTCGTTAGAATATAAGAAACATTCTTGGTACCATATATTATTTATCTTATCATCAAGAACTGGTTTCATCTTATTAAACATATCAATGTTCGCAGGCATATGTTTCTTTTTATAATCTGGATCGTTATCCAAATAATCTTCACATAGTTTGTGTACTGCAGTTCCACGACGTGCGGCTTGAGAAGAGATACGATTTGCTTCTTCTTCTCCGACTCGTTTACGCCATGCCATTAGAGATTCTTTTCCAAGAATACCTAATACTGTTGTGACTGAAGGATAACCTTCACCCGATGGAGTTTGGTAAATACGTTTACCGTCTACATTTGCTCGTGTAAGTTTTTCGAGGACTGGTGCCTCTGAATTGTGTTCAAATAATTTCATAATATAATCCTATGAAAGGTTGGGGATCCGAAGATCCCCTTCCTAGTTTGTTAGGCAGTCATTGCTAAAGGCGGCCTATATGATTGTTTCTCCTTTGCTATAATATATTCTTTTACTAAACCACTTCTTACGATATCTTCAATTCCAAATTGAACTATCTTAAAGGAATGGTCCATCCTTTTTAATACATTAATAAAGTCGGTAAGACCGGATGTATCATTCCGATTCCTACTCCCAGCAAGATCATCTTGCGCTGTGTCACCACAGAATATGATTCTCGATGTTTCACCTACACGAGTAATAATACTATCTAACTCGTGATATGTCATACTTTGACATTCATCTACAATAATAATAGAATTATCAAATGTAAGTCCGCGAACGAACGATGATGTCATAAATTTGACGGAATGCTTTTGTTTTAGTATCTCCCAAGCATCTCCTCTGCCAAATAAGTTATTTACAATATCAGCATAAGGTACTGAATAGACGGCTTCTTTTTGAGCCTGGGTACCTGGCATAAAGCCTTGTTCCCGTGTCTGAACCGCTGAACGGACAATTATAACTTGGTCATAATTATCATCATTTAAAATGTCACTTAAACCAAGATATAATCCACACATTGTTTTTCCTGTGCCTGCTGTTCCGATAGCAGCGATATTATATCCAGCATTATAGCTGTCGAACATATCCTCTTGAGTCGTGGTCATTGGGGAAATATTTCTCATTGAGAATTTTGTATCCAAAGTTCCTTTTTGTTTCCTTTTCAATAACCTTTTCTCTTTTGGTGATAAACGACGCTGTCTTGACATAATTAATCTCCTGTTTGCATCAACTATGGAGATAACAAAAATCTCAATTATTTCCAGTCGTTGATTTTGTTTCCTGTGTATGATTTGTTTTCCTTCATAGACGAAAGTAAATCACGAAAACCTTGGTCAGGTTTCATCCTACCAAGGCGCGCAGCATCAATCACGGAGTTGCCGCTAGAAATTATTGTTTTAAGATGGGGGTTTTCTTTGAGGTAATCTTCGCGAGCTGAGATCTTCATGAACTTCTCGAATTGCTCGCCTGTGTTTGTATCTTCAAATGTATACGTAGGCATTTAGTATCCAATCCTATATTGCATATTTTTATTTATACAATTTCTTCGTAGATTTCTTTCCAAAGCCTAACTTTTCTTATGTCAGGATGGTTATAATCATCGTTGAAATCGTGTGCAATCAGATAAGATCTAAGACCCAGATTCAGACCGCATTCTGCGTTTTCAGGTTTATCTTCAACCCAGATACAACCGCTATCTTTGTAAGGAGCTAATCCATCGTCCTTATCTGCACCGCAGTCAAGGCAAACTACTTTCTCAAATACACCTTTACCGAATAAAGTTTCGAGATTTTGTTCTCTTAATTTACCGGCATAGTAATCAGTACTGAGACTAGTAATACAATGAAATACATAACCTTCGTCATGTAATTTTTTAACATATTTAATTGCATCTCTTAATCCTGGTAAATATCCGATTCTTGCAGATTCGTTAAACTGTCTAATTAGTTTCTTAGCTTCGGCTTTTGTAATGCCAAATGTCTCGGCCACTTCATATTGACCGTGTACCTGCATAATATGGCCTTTATCAGCCATAAAGCTGTAGAAAGCATATTTCCAATCAAGGAGTACACCGTCACAGTCTACAAGTATTAATTTATCTGTTCTAAAGTTCATTTTTGTCATTTCTTTTTCCATTTCAAATTATATTATAACAAAGAATTGACCAAATGTCAATAGTTTTTATGAAAAAAAGTTTTTCTTTTCGGATAGCTTTTGTTTCCGAATGTTCCTAGTTTCATTCTTGGAACTTTTATTCCTTTTATTGTCTACTTTTTTGTATTCATTCCAATCGTTGGAATCTGCGCTTACCTTCTTGCGCCTAGACATGGTGTTTTTCCTTTTATTTAAATCCGAGTTCCGGAAGAGGTGTTTCGAAGAGACCTGGAAAAGCAGCTTCAACAGTCTTTCTTGTAAGTCCTTTAACTGGAGTATGAGAAATCATATTCTCTGATAGCAATTTTGCATCTCCTGGATAAAGATCTTCAAGTAGCTGAATGAACAACGATTCGCGTCTCATTTGGTTTAGGTTATCATAACCACCGCCTTTGAAGAAAATTCTTAAACGTCTTGCTTCTCTATACAACATTGTGTCTAGGTCAATCAAGTTATTTTCTTTATAAGGTGGCTTTGAGTCAGGTACCATAAATTCAATGTCTTCATCATAAATCAAACGAAGAACACCTTTAAGTGGTACTGATTCATATTTCTGTAAAAAAGCAACTTTCTCTTTTACTGTTTTTTGTTTTACTGTGCCGTCAATAACGTCACACACTGCATCTCTAATCATAATTAAAAATCCTGTAAGTCTCCGATTAAGTTTTTCAACTTTTTCTTTACGAAGTAGTTAAACAGTTGTGATCTGCCAACTTCTTCTTGGTTATTATATTCATTGAGGATAATCTTTTGATATTCCTCAGGTATCATAGTCAGGTCAATCATTTGTTTATTACGATTATACCTTAACTTAGTCTCCTCATCCATTTGTTCTGGAGTATTGGTGAACATTTCAATTCTTTTCTTTGTCATTGGCTTTTGTCTATTACCGACTGCCAAACAATTATCTTCACTCAATATATTTGGAACACCATCACCAGTGTCACCTTTTAATATATGTTCGGTTATATATTGCTGAGGATTTGCATGTCTTACCCATTTCTTTAAGACCGGGTTGTATTGGTCAACATTTGCGAATCTTTGTAATTGAATGAAATCCTTATCTCCTGAAAGAATCAGAATCTTTTCTGCTCCTGTATTTAATTCAGTGCCATGTTCCATACATAGTGTTGCGATAATATCATCAGCTTCACAACGGTCAACATATACTACCTTATATGGAAAGAACTCTTCAATCTCTCTACGGATTTCATGGATAACATCAAATAGCATATTCCAATCAAGTTCTGATTCGTCTCGATTCTTTTTACGATTTGCTTTGTAATATGGAAAGTAATCTTTTCTCCAAACGTTTGTGTTATCACAACAGAGAACAATCTCTCCGTATTCTTTGTGAAACTTTTTGCGATTGAACCTAATAGAATTTAGGAACATATGTCGGAGAAGATTTTCATCAAGTTCGACATTTGTGTGATTACCAATACCTGCGAAAAGACTCGCAAGCATAACCTGGTTATAATCAACTAATATCATAATATGTACTCATAATTTATTTTGTAATGGATATTTTAATCTAAATCTTCGTCGATGTCAATAGTTTCTTCTAAATTCTTTTTGAGTCCACCAGATAGGCGATCTGGGTCAGAATCCAATATCATAACATTATTTTCAGCAAATGGTTGTAATTGATGCTCTTCACCCATTGTTTGTAGATGTAAAGAACGAATTGCTTCAAAGATAAGAATCATAGAAGGAAAGTACTTATCCATGTTTTCATCAAAGTCGCAACCTGCTCTTGCCATTTCTCCTAATACATTTTCCCATATAATTTCCGCAAGTTCTGTAGAATACGATTCTTTATATTCGCGAATTCTTTCTGAAACACTGACTTGGTCAACTGGTGGATTTGAATGTATATTTGGAAAAGGTATTAAGTTATCCTTGTTTTTGGTAGACATCACCGATGTTCCTTAGTAAAGTATTCCACATAGTGGCAAATGAAGCAACTGAGTTTCTTGCTAGGTTAAATCTGTCAGAGAAAGTAAATCCATGGAAATAGTTAGGATCGTTTTTCATTTGTGTTAGTATTTGTCTTGTCACAGCAAAAGCATAATTTGCATGATGATTCATATCTTCATTCCAATCATACATAATTGTTGCATTAGCACCTGTCTCAGGTAATGCTCCATAATTTGGGTGAATACAAATCATTTGCGATTTGATTGCTTCAAGTAATGCAATACAAGATGTTTCTTTCCAAATATTTGGATATAAGAAAATATGAGATTTGTCTAAAGCTTCGAGAACTTCATCATTTGATTTAACACCATGATAAGTCATTTGTTCATGGTCTTCAATTCTTTGGAACATTTCTTTATATGCTTCGTTACGTTCTTCCCAACCATAAATCTCAAATCCTGAGAATACGTCAAGATGAATATTATCAAATTCTTTGCATAGAGTTTCAAAGATAGGAACAAGTAATTCTAATCCACGATGTGGAGTTGTATGATAGACGAAACGAATTGTTTCCATATCTTTTTCTTTAGGGTTGTATTTCAATTCAACTGCGTTATGAATCACTGAGCATTTTGAATAAGGAATACCAAATCTTACAATGTATTGGTCACGCTGCCATGCAGATACAAATACAAAGTGATGGAATTTTTCCCAACCACCTTCTTTTAAGATTTTATTTTCAGGATCTTCTGCGAGGTCATGACACCAAAGTACATTTGGGACATCATCATATAATTCTCTTGGTCTTGATAAATGTACTGCTACTTTTTCTAATACTTCTTTATCAATATTATCAATTAATCGCTGTCTCATCATTTCAGTTCCGCCTTTTGAATTCTTAGACAGTTCTGTTTCTACAACTTCACCTTTATATACACAACTCATTATAATTCTCCATAAATTTTATGTGATTCGCGTTCATTATCAAATATGCCATCAAGTGATAACCATTGACCTTTCTTTTCCCACCATCCATCTAAGAACTCGTAGGAATAAAAAGCTGAACTTGCTTGTTCGTTATAATAATATATATTCTTAGACCTAAAGTCAGTTACATTATGGTTGAATAAAGGAAAGGAAATAACTAACCCAAATCCATGTAATATATTATTCTCTGTTGTCACCGGACTACCAAGTGGCATACGATAATGAATCTTATCTGAATATTCTCCAAAATAATATTCTATTAATTTTTCTGCATATTCTCTTTTAATTGCATATGCTTGTAAACCGTGGTCCCAGAGTTCTCTTCTCTTTGGTACCATCGGAATGTATTCGTTTTGATAATCATAGGGATATTCAAAAACATTACACATATGTAATGCTCCCCAATCCCACTGATTACATCTTTCAATATATTCTTCTAATGTAAAATTCCAATATTGAATTGTTTCGTAATCTAAATCATCTTCGAAGAATAAACCGTATTCTTCATCTGTATTTTCATACCACCATTTAATAGTAAGTAAATGTGAGGAAGTTACACCTTTAGTTGTAGTATTAACTACACTGGGATCACCTACGAAAGCAATACTTTTGCCTTCCTCATAACGATCGTATGAATGTACTTTAATATTATTAACACCGTGTCGTAGAAATTCTGATTCTGTCCATGACCTACGATCTTGACATTCTTTAAGATTGATTATGTTCGGTATCGGTAGATTCTGTAATTTGTCCGTTAGTGCTATCAAGTTTAAACTCTTCATTAAGTTCATTATAAATCTCAGTTAGTGTATTATGAAAGTTTCTGACTGAACCATTATTATGTATACGATATGTGTTAATATTTGGTAATTTCTGTTCAAGTACAAAAGTCTTATCTATTTTTGTTGGATGATTAATTACATATTCTTTAATTAGATTACCATTGAAGTATCTACGACTATCAGTTGAAAAATCATGTCCTTCTCTTGTAATTTGAACAACAACTATATTCTCTGCACCAACCTTTTCAATTAAAGGTACAAGTTCTTCAACAAATCCACCATCTGCTACGGCGTAATGTACACCTTCTTCAATTTCTTTTGATACTTTCCAACCAAAGAACGATTTGCCATTTTTAGGTTTAATGATATCTTCTGATACATGAATCATTGCTTCTCTTCTTGACCTATCACCTAAAGCAAATTCTTTCTTTTCTTTAATATCTCTATCTTCGTAACCTTCCATGAACCAATTTTCATCAACGCCAAAATGTGCAATCGTTTCTTTAAACAATTGATACTTAAAAGACAGGTTGCCAAATCCAAACTGTTCTTTATATAAACTTGCTGCTTCATCTTTGCCTGAAGCTGGGGGACCGTTAAATATTACTATCATCTAATTTTCCGTTTTGTTTATAGAATCCATATTTACAAATATAGTAGGAATCTACAATATCAGTAATAGGATTCCATGATTTGTTTATTATACCACATTTTTCGCGAATGTCAATAGAAACTTCTTTTTCAAATGCTTCAATCATAAATTCTTTGTTTGCGTTACCTTTTCCACTGCCAAACTTTTTAATCATTGTTGGAGGATAAACTTCGTGAGGTATTCCTTTCTCATATAGTTTATGTTTAAACAAACCACAATTCTCTGCTATTTGAAATACTCTACCTACTGCTCCAAATGCGTATCCTTCAATTCCAACGAAGTCACATTCAAAACATTTCTCTTGCGACCATGAACCTAACATATCGTATCTCTCTTGGTCGGTTGTCCAATTGTCAGGATACATTGTTGCTTGAAACTGACCTTTCTCTCCTTGTAGCAATTTCTTTTGCTTTACATAATAATAAAAGGTGCAGTTATCATAACTCCATTCTTCACCTTCATGTATACAAATTGCTGGACTACTTAAGCTGTAGTCAACACCAGCGTATTTCATAATATACTCCATAATATATTTATAGAGTTATTTATTCATTCTGCACGGTAGAATATATGACTTCCGATAGTTCCTACTTGTTGTAAAGATGGAGCCCAATAAGGATCTACCCAAGTCGTATGATAATGAGTTGCTCCTTCAGTGATCCCACGATACTTACCGTTATTGATTATCTGATAAGAAATGTATAATGCATCAGACCAAGCATCGCCATCCATGGCATCATCGGACTTACCATCACAATACCAACTGAATTGACATTGATTTCTTATAGGTACAAGAAGATTAGGGTCCTTCCAAGAAGGTTTATGTTTGCCTTGATATATAACTGCACAAACAGTATTTGGGTATCTATCGTCACGTACACGATTTAAAACAACATCAGCAACGGCATATTTACCTGCTAAGTTCTCTGAACGAGATTCGTGGTAAATATTCTTTGCCATACAATGTTCGTCTTGAGAAGTAACATAATCATAATCCATTGAACCTTGGACTTTCATTGTTCCGAAAGCCATTCCTACTATTAATGCTAAAGCTAAAAATCCGAGTTGATTAAAGATTTTCATTGTCTAGTATAAGCGTCGTATAATTCTTCACCTTTGAGTTCTTTTCCAAAGTTACGAATATGCTTACCCTGATGCGATCTTTTAATTAGACCACAATTATACTCTACATCAGTTACTGATTTACCACCTTCTGTGTCTTCAGGATGGTCATCATACCACATTGAATTAAAAGAATGTACATGCAAAGACTTAACTTGCATTGCCCAATCTTCAGCGTCTAACATAGTCCTTTGTTTATCGACTACTTCATCATATTGCGTCATAGTTTTTCTCCTGGTTTAAAACCTCTAAAACATTTGAATCTCGGAAAGCGTAAACTATATTCATCTTCCGAATCTTGACTTATTGTAATAGCATCAGCTCTTACTTCAATTAGTTGACCAAGTACAGCGTCAGCGTGATTCCAAATATCATCCCGCATATCATCGCTAAGACCTGTGCCAACATTAACTTTGATAAATTTACCTTCGTCAGTGCCTTCACAGATAAGTGCTCCAGTGCTTCCTTCATTTTTTCCTGTTCCTTCTTCAATATCAATAACTTTAAGTGTAACTTCAATATAAGGTTTCATTTTCAACCAACCGTAAGAACGTTTACATTCATACATTCCGTTAATAGGTTTGACCATAATACCCTCATAACCTTTTTCAATTGCTTCATTATTAATTTCTTTAAATTTATCAGCATCGTCTTCAATGTTAATGACTTTATATTTAGTATTAATAATACAATCTTTAAAATACTCTGAGTGTTCAAATCCTTTTAAGAGTTCTTTTCTTTTAATAAGAGGTAATGTACCACTTCCTGTTCTGAACTCATCAATAGGTAGAAAATCAAATAATGCAAAGTAAGCATCTTGAGTTTCAGCACCTTCCTTTCTGTGTACTTGTTTCATTAGTGATTGGAAATCAGCTGACATAACTTCACCATCAAAGACAAGGTTATTAAACATCTTATGACTGAATGCTTCTTCTATATGTGGAAAGTTAGTTAATTGTTTTCCGTTACGAGAATAAATGGTAGCAGTACCGTTTTTAACAATTACGATTGCTCTTACACCATCATACTTATATTCTACAACACAGTCTCCCGTAATCTTTTTAGGATTATTATCTCCGCTGTGGGCAAGCATACACTTGAATACAGGGATAGTACCTTTTGCTGCCTTATTGACTGTACTTACAGAGAAACCTGCTCTAAAGTCTTTAATTAAGATTCTACGATACCAATC